GATGCCCGAAGGATATCCCGTACTTGTCTCCCTTAAGTCTTGGGTCATGTGCTAAAGCCTTTTTAATTCTGTTCTCGTGGTTACCTTCAAAGCCAATCCAGTACGGCTTCTTGTACTTTCTTATGCTTGGCTTCTTGCGTAGTCTTTCCATTGCATCGTTGTAGTGCTCGATGTCTTCACCGTAGTTCTGGGATACGATAGCCTCAGGGTACCTAGTGTCAAAGCTATTAAGAGACTTCATGTCTGCTCCGTCACCCAGGTCCACAACGTAGGTAGGGTTGATATCATAGATCAGTTCACCAAGTAGATCGAACCTATCGTTGGGAATACTGGGGTCTACGTGTGCGCAACTGAATACGACTGCTGTTTTACTGGACATACTCTATAACCTTTCGGGTTTGCTTGTCGCTGTGATCTTGCTCGGTATTACCCAGCTCGTCTATAAGGAATGGGCCTGTCTTGTGTAGCCTGTACACATCGTCCATAGCATCTTGTATAGACTGGTAGTAGTACTCCTCTTCAAATGGTTCATTAGTAGAGCAGTGCCTTGCTAAGCACAGGTTCCATACACGTCCTTCATCGTCCTCGAAGGGGCCATGTATAACCTGCATTATCTCTACCTTAGGTTCAAAAGGTTCACTCATCTTTAACTTCCTCCAACCAGTCTTCTGGTATTACCTTGTCGGCGTACTTGAATCCGTTACTCTTACACCAGTCACCATAAGAACTCTTAGCACCCTTGTAAAGCTTCTGTCTACTGTTACTGAACACAAACCTAATGTCTAGGTCGGGGAACTGCTTCTTGATCTCTTTGTGCTTACGTCTATCTACAGAAACGAAGCGTCCCTTGGTCTCGACTATGATACCGTTAGCTAGAACAAAGTCAGGAGTGTAAGTTCTGTACTTCATATCCAACCACTTGATCTTCTCCTTTTCGTAGGTGAAGGAGATCTTCTTCTTAGTTAGATAAGCAGCTGTGTCTTCCTCTAAACCTGACCTGTAACCCGCTTGAATACCTCTTAGTTTATTCCTGTTGTAAGCCAAGGCTATACTCCAAGTCTTCAGCAACCATTGGTTTCTTAACCACCTCTGTTAGAAATAAAGGCTTGTCACTGTAGATGAACTTTCTCAGGTTAGGGTAGCACTCCTTCTTGAAGTCACAGTAAGAGCAAGCCATAGGAAGTTTCTTATTTCCTTTTGGGTTCTTAGGAGACTGAGGTACAGGTTTAAATGCACGAGCGGGTGGCTCAGACAGAGAAACCATTTCCTTTAGGTGAGCTACCTCTTTCTCCTTGTCTTGCATCTCCTCTGTGAAGTCATAGACATCCAAGCAGACGTTACCGTTTACTTTGTCAATAACTAGGAACGCACCTTGTGTTTTGTTTGTTACCTTTGGGTCATCCTTGGCGGCATAAACGTAGGAAGACAACTGGGAGATATAACCAAAGGGATCGTCTTCTCTGAGGTTACCTTCCTTGAACTTCTTAAACGCAAAGGGTGAAGCAGACTTAACGTCAACAGTCATACCATCAATGACAGCGTCTCTGTGACCTTTAATGCCATGCACATCCATGCGGTCTTGCATACCTGTCACACTGTGGCCAGAGACAGCTGCGATAGTAAGGACTAACTCTTCGATGATGTCACCGTAGAAGAACTTGAGAAGTGTAGATGCACTCAGGGGTTCCGCTTGGGTTGTCTTGTTAATCTTATACCAAAGTTTTCTTTCGCACTGGGTACCCAAGGCAGACAGTGACAGATACCCCCGTGGCTCTTGTGGTTTTGCAAAGCGTTGCTCTGCCATAGTAGAGATATTGTTAGCCATGAAGTCACCAAGTGTTTTATCCCAGCCGTTGTCCTCCTGAGGTTGGTTGCCCCCACCCAACTAAGGGAAGGGGCTTTCTTGAACACACATACACAACAGAAAGTGAGTCAAGCCTAGAAAGGGATGGCGTCATCCTCTACAACAACCTTCTTGGCTGCTGTCTTTGCAGGCTTGGCCTCGGTCTTGGCTCCTTGGGAGGAGTAACTGGACAAGTCTTTAAACCCGCTGGTTGAGCTACCACCTTCGGACTCAAACTCAACGTGGTCTACTACTTGTACAGCCTCTAGGCGTGAGCCAATACGCCCAGAACTGCCAGCGGGATAAACCGCTACACGGACAAGACCTGTGGAACCGTTACCGATATAACCATCCATATCAAAGTCCCAAGGTTGTCCTTTAACATTAGCAACAGACGGAGCACCGCCCTGCCAATCGAACTTACCTTTGTGTGGACGAGCGAAGGTAACTTTAGTTCCACCCTCAACTTGGTGGGTAGCCTTAGCACAGCCTGAAGCTTTAAGCTTTTCAGCATTGTCGTCGTCCATGATAACAGTGACCTTATACTCACCGTCCTTCTCTTCATTCCACGCCGCACGATCTCGGTTGTGTTCAAATACTTTTGCCCACTCAAGGGTACCGAAGATCTCTACGATCTGTGTTTTTGATTCGTTAGCCATGTTGTTATCCTCTTGGGTTGTAACTGATTCGGTTAGTAGCATGGGTAATTAATGGGTGTCAAGCCAATTCTTACCCACATCAAATGATCCTGGAGTAGGTATCTTAAAGCCTAGCTCCTGTCCTACCTCAAGCATACAATCTGCCTGAAGCTTCTGCTTCTTCTCTTGTTCCTATCACCTCTGTTTGGTATTCGTCATGGATAAAACCTACAAGCTTGAAGTTGATGCCAATCTTTCTGGCCTCAGAAGTCCAACGGAGAAGTGTGTGCTTCATCAAGATACTCTCAGCAGACTGCAGCATACCAGCTAGAGCCTTGTGAGTTGACGGTACAACAACCTTACGGCCATCGTAACCTGTGAAGTAACCTTGCTCTCCTACCGCAGGTATTAGTTTATTCTTTAGTTTAGCTAGGCCATCAATAGACTTAACGAAGTTATCTCTAGCCTCTGTCGCAGATAAAAGTCTTAGCCATATCCCGTGTAGCATGGTTAAGTCCCAGTGCGTGTTTGTTAACGTTATGGATATCTGTTTCGTTTTCTTTCTTACCTTCCATAATAGCTCTAGCGTACTGGTCAGCATCAAAGTACCTCCATAAATAATCAGCAAGTACTCGCAGCTGAATACCGTCAGCGTCTGTACCCACTAGGTAAGAGCCACTGGGTGTAGTCCAGCAGGCTCTGAGGTGTGAGTCGTATTTCTTCTTAACTTCTTCGACTGCTGTCTTGGACTCACCGTGAAAGACTGACGGGATGTTAGCTGTGTTTGGGTCGTTGTGAGAACACCTACCAGTCCAAGCACCTATGTTGTTAATGTTACCATGTATCCTACTGTCACTTCTTACTTGACCCAACCACTCAACCAGTGAGCTTCTGCGTCCTTCCAGTGTCAGCCATTTAGCTAAAGCCTTCGGACCTTCGGGGGCATCATCAGGTAGAGTGGATAGGTTGTCCTCTGAGACTGTCCATCCGTAGTGTTCTAAGTGTTTCTTCTTATCATTATAAAACTCTTTGCTCATTGAGCTTACAGTCTTACCGTAAGGATCGCCAACAGATAGCCTATCAAACTTTATGTAAGCCTTACTCTTATCAACTGGCTTCCAACCAGCATCCCAAAGTACATCAACACGATCCTTAGAAGAAGATGGCTTGAAGTTAACCCAGTTATAACAAAGTAAGTCATCACCCTGCCTGTCTGTTAGATCATAACGTTCCTTAGCTTTAACTACTGAAGCCATAAGGTCACCGTCCTGCTTAACCCTGTACTTTACTGTATTGACAAGGGTAAGCCTTGGAGGGATGTCTACCTCAAACTTATCGTGCAGTTCTTGCATCTCGTTTTGTACAGAGTTTAGTAACATCTCTGCCTTACCAACATCAAATGCAAAACCGTAGTACTTAGCCCGTACTAACTCTGTCTGTAGGTCATGCTCAGCCCTAAGAGACTTGCGCCAGTCAGGGTTCTTGATGACACTGGAGAAGTGTTCGTATAGGGCTTGTGATACCTCGATGTCTTGGTACCAATAGTCAACCATCTCTTGGCTCCACTGAGACCAGTCGTTGTGATCCCCTTTGTAGTCACCAAGGCGTATACCCCAAGCCTGTAGACTGTGTGGTTTTTTAGCACCCTTAGGTATCTGAATACCGTAGTCAACAAGCCGACTGATGATCAGAGTATCTACGATCTTCTTTGGGTCTATCAACCTAGGCTTAAGCAAACTGTTCAACTGGACTGCATCGAATGACAAGAAGTTATGACCAACTATTAGGTCAGCTGCCTCGTACCATTCTATAGCTGCGGCCTTGGCAACAGGATCTTCATGACAGTTATCAAAGCGAGTGACCTCCCCTGTACTCAGGTCTTTACCGCCGCAGATCCATAGTTTCTCGCAGTTGTTAAGACCTTCTGTCTCGATGTCACTTACTACAATTCTCATATCTGAAACGAAACCTCTTCTAATATTGTTGTGTCAGGATCATAGTAAACTGAACCCGCCTTACCTAACTTAGCGAATGGTCTGTTCTTGTCAACTGTGAAGTGTGTAGTATTCCTTTCAGATTCTTCCTCAGCTTCAGTGTCACGTTCAAGCTTAACACAAACGATAGCCTCTTCCTCAAGTGAAGCAGCATACTTTGTACGTCCGTCATCATTAACTTGAGAGATAAAGATCACACCAATGTTCAACTCCTTAGCCAGCTGAGCCATACGAGCACCAAGAGTTGTAAGAGTACTGGTTGCACCCTCTACCCCTGCGTTTGACAGGTAGGCTAACCGCTGGACGTGGTCAATAAAGATGAAGCTTGCACCATAGACTGTAGCAGCAAGACGTACATAGTCCAGTAGCTTCATAGGGTCATCGTGTGCTTGCATCTCAAAGATAATAGTCTGATCGTCACGTGCTGCTATCTTAGCTGCTAGTATTACGTCATCCTCAGTGACACCATTCTCGGCTGCATCTTCTTTGGTACGGACGTTACACCCTAACTCGTAGGTAGCCATAGCTCGGTACGTTGTGGACTTCATCTCTTCCATGTGTAGTAAAGCAATCTTAGCCTCTGACTTAAGGAGACCAACCTCGAAGTACCTAATCAACTCAGTCTTACCTTGCCCACGCAAAGCCTTAATAAAAGTAAGACCACCCTTGACCAACCCACGGATCTTATCATCCAAGGCTGTGTGTCCCGTGGGTACATACTCGTAAGGGTTCTCTGTTCTGATTGCCTTCTCTACCTCTACGTCACCAACAAAGAAGTTATCTGGTGAAAACCGTTGGGGCTTAACAGCAGCCCACTTCAGGTCATCCTGATCGCCAGCTTGTATGAAGTCGTTGGCATCTTTGTGCTTGGTCAGAGGTACATAGTAAAACTTCTCAGGGAATAACTCGTACAAGCGTGTAGCTGCACCCTTACCTGCATCATCTTGCTCACCAGCATAGACGATCTCTTGAAAGGAGTTTAGGTAATCAAAGTTTCTCTTAATAAACTTATCAGACAGGGATGCAGACGGAATGGACTTAACAGGGAAGCTCTTACCTAGGGCCTGATACAGAGATGCAGCATCGAACTCACCCTCGGTCAGGTAGATACGCTTGCTTGAACCAGCATTAAAGTCAGGGCCGAACAGATCTTGCAAGGCACCCTTCTCCTCAGTCCAAAACTTCTTCTCTTCGAAGCCTCTGTACTTTACGTTTGATGGGTACTTAAAGGCGTAACGTACAGCATCACCTTCATTGTCCATCTGTAATTGAATACCGAATAGCTTACATACGTCTGAGTCAATACCCCTTATACCTGAGAATGTAGCTGAAGATATTTGTCTTGTGTGTACTGGTGGTTTCATTGTGTTCACCGGATATGTTTCTTCTGCCCACTCAGCTATATCTTTCCTGAAGTTAGGCCGTGGATACTTGCCAGGCTTACCTGTCTTACTTTCACAGACATGGCAGAAACCTGACTTTGTTGCTGAGCTATAGTAGAAACCGTCGGAACTTCCACACTCCTCGTAAGGACAAGCTACTCTCTCGATGTCAAACTTTTTATCTTCTGCTACGTTCATACTATATCTCCCTCTACCCAGTCACCCCACTCGTCACCTTCATAAACCTCGGCTAAGTCTCTCTCGAACTCAACGTCATTAAGGTGTCTAGTTAAAATAAGAAGTACATCTTGTGAGGTTAGGTTATGCTCTCTCATGAAAGACTCTACTGTGTGTGTTGTGTCGTTCATAGTTTTACTCCCTTGGTACTGCTAAGAATAGACCCTCAGTCTGTTTCAAGGAGACGATTAAGTCAAGGAGTTGTTGGTATGTCATGACTAACATCTCGTACTTATCCAAGCTATCGTCCCACTGCCTCATAAAAACAAGTCCATCATCATCTAGTATCATTTCGATGTCGTCAAACTCTCCTGTCTCATCTAGGCTGCGGATAACGGAAGAGTCATGTTCAAACTCGACTGTGAACATCTGATCCCTCCGCTACCATAATATTAACGTGAGCTATACTACCCTCAACACGAGTAATCTTAAACTCTAACCCTGCCTTAATGAGTAACAGTCTTAGTTGACCTACAGGTATCATAGCTTTTCCTCTCCGTTTAACTGGTTGATCCGCATGTTTGCATACCGGATAACTTTCTCTAAGTCAATGATCTCACTTTCTACCTGCGTCTTGCCCTCATACATCTTGTACCCTGCACGACTGGCATACTTAACGATGTTGC